TGTGTACTGACAAGCAAACTCATCTCTATCAAAGTACTTAGCCATCTATGATTTCTCCATCGTCTATGACATCCTCTGTATTACCTGACACCACTGTAGTCTCTCCTCCAACTCCAGTAATGTTTATCTGTATCGCTGACTTACCCGCGCCCTTAATGACATCATTTTCAAATACAGCTGTGGGTAATATCCTATCCATGACTAACTTCCATGCCGCCGCTTGATTCTTATGGTCATCGTTAAGTGCCGCATCAAATATCGAGTCTAGGACTTTACGAGACTTAGGGGATGACAACATCCTGCCCTTGTACTCGTTGATGATAGCCGCATCACCCTTCGGGCGACCCCTTGACAAACCAGTAGTGCCTTTTTTTCTTGACACCATGTCTGATTTCTTAGGTCTGCCCCTTCTCCTTTTCGGAGTAGCTGTATTATCGTCCATTGTATTCTCCTTAAGTTATCTTAAGTATACTTAGGGAAGCGTTTAGTATTTAACTTTAAAGAATAATCATTAAAGAATAATATCTAAGACTACTTAAGTACGCTTAAGGCTTTAAATTAATCTATACTATAAGTATATTATAGCATATTTACAGCTTAATGTCAAGTACTTTATTAGCTTATTTAGACCCGCGAGCCAACTTTTTAGTTCCATAACTAATAGTAATTAAATTGTCCCTTTATATGAATATTTGTCATACTTAAGTATACATAAGAATACATAAGGAAAACAAATACTTAGAGGATAAACTTCGGTTAATTCTTTTTATTGTATATTGGCTTTTTTAGTATACCTGCGGGTACACCTATGATTAACTCAGGTCAGCCCGCCCCCCCGTCCCCTTAAGACTATCCAAAAGGAGAACACAAGGACTATGGGTGACTGGGATACCTGAGATAGTCACAAGGAATCTTGACAGGACAGGTGTGTGTGTGCTTACGGATACCTATAGACTACATCTGTAAAAACATTTGACAACCAATCCGGGATGTGCTACTCGCGCGTGCGTACGTGTAATAAAGGAAGGGACAAGGTCATTACTTGTATGCATATAGTTAATTGAGGTCATACATATTAATCATTGTACAATGGCAAAGACCTCTATATAATGGACGGCATACACAGACAAACACAGCCCAACGGAGGGCGGACAATATGAATAAGACAGACATTTTCAACCAATTGAAGCAAGCTGAATACAAGCTAGATATTGAAGCAACACAAGCGTTAATCTGGGCGGAGCAGTCATACTACGTAGACGGGAACAAAGACTGGACAGACAGAGCAGAGCGCAAACAAAGCGAAGCAATGGGAATGTTCAAGGCATTGAAGGAACTATTGCCAGATACATCAAGGTTAAAACTAAGTGAAGAGACAGTTGAACTAATGTGGAAGCACGTAGGACTTAAACAGGAACTCAGAGAAATCAAAGAGAACTCACAGAAAGAGGTGGCATAATGAGACAGATAGAGAAAGACATAGTAGGAGCATTCATTCGCGGAGAAGATGCGCGTAAAGACAACACAGTAAGCGAGGGAGGTACGTTGTATTTACACGGCAACGCCATTGCCAAACACTTTGACGGGATAATTTTGGTATCAAACGCAGGTTGGGAAACACGTACCACACAGAGCAGACTTAACGCTGTGCTCCAACTGGCAGGTAAAGAGGCGCGAGATTATACTAAAGACTGGTCAATGCATATTGAACGCAATGGCAACAAGGAGGCAATGACGAGCAGTTGGTACGCTGTAAAATAATTAGTTGCAATCTGGTTGGGTATTCTGTAGAGTACCCTTCTAAATTGAAATTAAACAGCCCACGGAGGCATTGAGCATGAGAAAATTTGACAAAGATAGCAACACGCGTACCAAGATATTTGGCAAGCGGGACTTTCAGCGAGTGCTTAAGGAGTTGAAGCAACAAGGCGCGACTGTAGAGAAAAACGAGGTCGGAGGTTATGACGTTTTGTTTGGTGAAGATATGATTTTGCAAGCGATGAATGGCACAAATACCTACTTGGTGCGGATTGATACTGACGAATTGACGGAGGCGAAGCGATGAACAACGAGAAACTAGCGGAAGAATTACGAGGAAAAGAAATTGAGGACTGTTTGTGGACTGCCTCTTGTAAACTGGAAGTATTGAAAAAGGAGACAAGCAACGAGGAAGCCGCGGAAGATTTGTGGAAGTTTGAACAACGTCTCGACAGACTGCGCGAGGAAATCAGCGAGCTATCATTTTGGCTAGTAGAACAGGAAGGCGAACAATGAAAGTATTTAATCTGGCAGAACAACTAGCAGACTTGTATCTGGAATGGTTTAACAACTATTTGACTGTAGCAAAGTTTGCAGAGCATTATCAAGTGACGGAAAAAAACGCAGTCAATCTGTTAAACTATGGCAGACGATACCATGAGGAACGAGTAGAGAGGTTAAAAAAATGATGTATACAGTATGGGTGGGAGGCGTAGAGGTCGCAGATTACTTCGTAAGGCGTGAAGATGCCGAAGATATAGCGGAGGTGTGGCGTAACATTGGTCACACTGACGTAGCCATTGAGGAGGTTTCCGTTGATTTCTCTTGGACGTAAACTCTGGCGGCTGTGGGCGCTGTCTCTTGGTGAGAAACTAGGAGACAGCAACAAAGAGGCGGATATAGTTGCACTGATGCGTTCCGCTGTGGTAGTATTAAACTTGGTGACGTGCCTATTTATTATTGCGGGCGTAGTCCATAACTGGTAAAGAGGTGACAGAATGAGTAAAGACGCGATACAACAAGCACAGCTTGAAGATTTAGCAGAGAACACGTACAATATGCAACAGTATTTCCAAGAGTTTACAGACTTGGAGCGCGGTGAATATGATGGGGTCAATGGCTTTAACTGTGACCCAGACGGCAACGAATCGTACCAAGAGGGATACAGGACAGGCTACGAGTACGCACAAAAGATAGGAGCAGAACAAGATGACAGGTAGAGACTATTGCAGGGTCGATGATGACCCTAGTTACGACTACAGCGATTATGACGAAGGTAAGGGATACTACAAGCCCTATGATAACAATGATGATTACCATGATGATGACTTAACAGCGAGAGAACTAGACAATGATTAATACTAAAATATTTGACAGACTATTGACAATTGAATTGCGGAATGGCGTAGGACTAGACTTAGAGTTCGTTGACTCCAAAGCAGTATGGGTGTATAATCACCTGACAGAGGAACACAGCACAATGCCCTTTGAGGGCGTAGTAATCCTGCTACCGTTCCTATCAATAACCTATGGCAGACCCTACACGGAGGCTGACGAATGAGCAGATGCAAAGCCTGTGACGTTATACTGACTGAGACAGAGCTACGAAAAAAAGACAGAGTGACCGATGAGTTTCTTGACCTATGTTCTGAGTGCCATACGGCATCAGAGGAAGCGATTGAAGAGAACTGGTCAACAGCAGAAGAACGTGATATAATTAGGAGTAACAATTAATGAGCATACAATTAGAATTGGAAATAAACCAAGAGCCTTGCTTAAACGCTTGGGCTAAACAAAGAGCTAACGCTGACGTAGCTTGCGGTTATTGGGATAACTGGGATTCAGCATACGAGTCTGCGTGGGATTGCATAGAGGAAGAACTAGCACAACAGTAGGAGGATTAATAAAATAGTTGCAACCAACAGTAATACATGATATAATATTTATGTAATCTAAAGGATACTTAGTTATATATATTAAAATATATCCTAAAGTATCCTTAAGATACTAAAGTAATCTTTAATTAACTATAAAAGGCAAATTACAATGGCAGTATTAGAAGGCAACGTAGCGTTCGCAAACCTTGACGAACACGAAGAATATCAGGGTCAATCAACAGGCAAATATTCACTGGTTTTATCATTAGAACCAGAAGATGCAGATAAACTTGCTGATAAGGGTGTCAAGCTACGAGAGTACGAAGGCACAGCACAGCGTAAGTTCAGCACCAAGTACGAAGTACCGATGTTTGATGCAGATGGCAAAGACTTTGTAGGTCGATTGACCAGAGGCTCGAAGGTGCGAGTCAAGTACGCAGAGGGTAAACCGCACCCTGTACATGGTACGTCAACGTATCTATCAGCTATCAAGGTGATTGAACTCGCAGAGGCTACCGAAGGAGGTGGTGACTTCTAATGACTGACTCGCATTTTGTTAAACATGAGCCATGCCCATCGTGTGGCTCTAAGAACAATCTCGCGAGGTACTCCGATGGTCATGCCGTCTGCTTTACAGGCGGTTGTGACCACTACGAGAGGGCAACAGGCGAGGTTATAGAGAGTAAACCAAAAGCGAACAGGACATTAGAAATGGCAGGAGTAGTAGCATCAATACCCGATAGACGTATATCAGAGGCAACGTGCAAAAAGTTTGGCGTTACGGTTGAGTACGATACAGAGGGACAGATAAGCAAGCACCACTACCCATACTTTGACAAGGACACAGGCGCGCAGACAGGGAACAAGTCACGCATAGTAAGCAACAAGGCATTCTACGCAAGCGGCACGTTTGACAACGTAGGTCTGTTTGGTCAGCAAGCGTTCAAAGGTGGTGGTAAATACATAACGATTGTAGAAGGAGAAGCAGACGCTCTAGCAGTGTCAGAGATGTTTGATGGTAAATGGGCTGTAGTGTCAATACGCTCAGGTGCATCAGGCGCAGTGAAGGACATTAAGCAGAACTTGGAATGGCTTGAATCCTTTGATAACGTGGTCATCTGTTTCGACAGTGACAAAGCAGGTCAGGAAGCATCACGCGCGGTGTTGGATTTGTTTACACCGAACAAGGCGAAGAACGTACAGCTATCTGCAAAGGACGCAGGGGATATGCTCAAGGAGCGTAACGTACAGGGATTCATCAGGGAATGGTGGAACGCTAAGACCTATCAACCAGACGGTATCATTGCAGGACTAGATACTTGGGATTCAATCGTAGCACAGGAGGACGTTAAGTCCAT